GTAGTGTACTTGAATAGCAAATTGGCCGAACATTTTTCTATCCAGAACCATTTTTCTAACGTCTTCTTTGTGAAATAAAGACATCATTTGAGCGTACTCATTCGGCTTTTTATTAGCGTCCAATGCACTTAAACCTTTTCCGTAAATTAATCGCGCTACGTTGTTTATAATAGCGTTATTCGTTGTTGAATTGCTATATCTCTCAATTAAGAATTGAAAGTATTGGTCGCCGTCTTCAGTTAAAAAGTCCACCCAATTTTCTCGGTTTGTTTCCGAAACTACAGGTGACGTATAAGCCGACAAATTTAAAACGTGTAAATTATTCATATACTATAAAATCATTTGTTGTTGTATTACTTACATATTGATTGTTGTTAACCGAAAATGTAACTAATGGTTGTGCCGTGCAAAATATTCTATCCTTGTAAATTATTTCGTTAGTCGAATTTTTTAATTCTAAATTGTAAAAATGTCCTTCTACTAAACTAAAAGTATGTTGTATAGTATTTACATAATTGCCTACTGCGTAAAATTGATTAATAGTTGAAACAGGCGTGTTTGTTTGCTCGTCTGTTATAACCATTGTTACAGGTATCTCACTTATTCCTTGTCCTAAAACTCTCGGAACGTAATAAAACGTTTGTTGATTTACTGAAGGTGTTAATACTATCATATTAGTATAATTAAATATTCGTGTTTTTGTTCTTTTTTTAAGACAAAAAAAAAGCCGAACTTACGAACGGCTTTAAAAATAATTTTTTTAATTTTAGTAAGCAACGATTGATGCTCCTGTAAAGACTGCTAATAATTGAGCGTCTGTAGATGGATTACTTAATGTTTGAGCAACGTTTAAGTGATTTGCAGGAATATTCTCTTGTCCTACAAGTGTCATTGTATATCCGTTTAAATCACCCATTGCAGTACCGTTGGAAATAGTTCCTGTTGTTACATCCATTCCATTAAATAAACCTGCTATAAAGAAATTATTAGCATTGGTTCTAATTACAACTTGTGGACGTCCCCAAGCAAGTAATTTCATTTGCTTTGTAGCAACAGCGTCTAAACCTTTAATTGTAAAAGTTAAAGTTTGTTCTACAAAAGTAGTTCCGTTTTCTCTTGAACTTGTTATTGTTTGCTCAAAAGAATTTGCACCTTTTAAATCGTATTTATAAAGTGATGTTACTCCTGTAATAGTAGCAATACTATCTTCTGCTCCTGCGGTTACGCTATAAGTTGGAACTAAATTAGCATCATTGTTATAGTTTATAAAGTAAATACTTTTTATACCGCCAACAAATTCTTTGCAAACTTCAGCCCTTGATTTTGTTAAAAGACAAGCCATTTCGTTTTGTTTTTAAATTATGAATAAAATAAAGCGGAATTTTTACACCCCGCTTTTTATTTAATGTTATACTCCGTAAAGAACTACGTCTGAACCAATACCATATTGAATACCAGCGTTGTAACGTAAAATAACTCTTACATTGTTTGAACCGTCAATATCCGACATATCAATAGTTTTTACAAGTGAGCTATCATTTAAAAGTCCGCATCCAAAATAAAGGTTGTCAACTGTTGTTGCAATCATATTGTTTGCTCCAAGTCCGTTAGCCATAAAAATTGGAATACCATCATAAGATAAACTTCCGTTTGTGTACCATTGTGTTCCCTGTGTGTTTGTTCCGTTTGCCCCTAAACCTGAAGCTGCAAAACCACCTAAAGCACGAACGTACAATTTAGCAATCTTTTGAGATACATAAATTCTTAATCCTTCGTTTCCGTAAAGACTTGCAGGAATAGCGTCTACTACTTTTCCTATTTCAGCTATAACAGTTGTTGCATCTAAAGTTGTTGTTAAACCTGCAACGTCGATAACGTCTGCGTCTGCTAACATCAAAGTTTTGAAACCGTCAAATTCTCCTGCTGTTGCGTTAGTTCCTGCCCAAATTGTAGTTTCAATTTTAGCTGCTACTTTAGCCGCTACGTGTGCAATTAAAAAGTCTGCAAAAGTTTTAGGCAACGTCTTGAACGCTGAATAACCCATACTTGCCGATTGCCAAGATTGAGCCAAGTCTAATTTGCAAAGTTCAAGATTTACTTGAAATTCTTCTGTTGTTAATACTCTTTCAGTTAGTGTTACCGTTCCTGAAGCTGTAAAGTTACAAGTTGCGTTTGCTACGATGTTTCCTGTAGCTACTTTTTGCATAACTTGTTTGTAAGCAACGTTTGGAAGTATAGATACTCCGCCTTGCTCTAATGTTGGTGCAGACAATAAAGCTGCTGCTAAATACTTACCTGCAAACTCACCTGCGTAAGTTGTAGTAATTACTGGGTTTGAACCAAATGGCATTTTGTTAAGTTTTTAAATTGTTAATACTAATTGTTTATTTTTTCTATAATTGAATCCATTATTGAACGTGGTCTTTTACTTGCGTATTGAAAGTGTTCAACTTCATTCGTGTTTTCAGGGTTAAACGCAATTGGCTTTACGTCTGAAAGTTCGGTTACTTCGTTTGTAACTTCGTCAACTTTAGACAACTTTTCTAATTGTGCTTTTAACTCTATATTTTCTTGTGTTAATTTTTCTATTTCTGCAAAGAACGTTTCTTTAACTACGCTTTCAATTGTCTTCTTTGCGCTCGGTGTTGCTTGTGCTTCAACTTCTTCTTCTACTTCTGGTGTTTCTTCAACAACTTCTTCTTCAGTTGCAACTTCTTTTATTTCTAAAATAATTCCTTCAACTTCTACAACTAAAATACGTCCGTCTTCTAATTCATATTCACCAATTGGAACTGGTATTTTTTGTTCGTCTTCAGTTACAATAAAAACTTCTTTGTCCATTTCAAAAGCATCCGCTTCAAAAATTGTGATGCCGTCCATTAATTTCATTGTTTCCAATTTTACTTCCATTCCTAAAAGTGTTTTGATTTGATTAATTACGTTTGTTTTCATATTTCGTGTTTTGTTTGTTTATTTTATTAAAATTTTAATTGCGTCTATAAATTGTTTTTTATTTTCCATTTGCACAGCATTTTTTAAAATTTCTTCGTGTAGTTTAAAACCTTCCGTATTTTTATAATCAATACCTAAATCTTGTGCTGACTTTTTAAAATTATTAAATATTATTTCGCTGTTTTTTTGTAGTGATAAATTATCATTATAATTTTTTTCTGCTTCAGCTAATTTTTTATTTGCGCCATCAATTATTGCAATAAGTACTTGAGTAAAATTTTTATTTGTTTGTAATTGTTTTGCTGAAATAGAAGCTAATTTTTTTAAATCGTCAAGAGCAGTTAAATTAACTTCGTGTTTTGCTAACTCCGTTTTGTCGGATAACTTGTTGTAAATAGTTTGTAGTGTGTTCATATATTTATAATTTAATTGTTTATTTTTTGTTGTATTTTTAAATTAGATTGCGCCTATTCCTTGCGCTTGTAAACTACCGTCACAACATTTTATTGAGTACGTTTTTCCGTCTTTACATAGGCAACCACGTTGTCCGCCTTTTGGACTTGTTTTCGCTTGTGCTACTTGTTTTGTTATTTTTTTACTCATTGTTTGTATTTTTTTAGTGCTTCTGTAACCCACGACTGTATTCAAGAACGCAGTTCTCTTAAAAAAGGTATTACACGTTAATATAAAGTTAAAGTTCGTTAAATCGCATTAAAACCGTATTAAATCGCATTTCGTGTTTTACTTGTTTTTTATACTTAACGTCCTTGTCTTGTATAAGTTTTTGTGTAATTTTTACTTGACTTTAATTTACTATTTCGTGTTTTTGCGTGTACTCCTGCACGTTTAACTTTCGGTTTTTTAAGATGAATTTTAACGTTAGTTTGCTTCGCCATTAAAAATTATTTTAATTGCGATAAAATCTTTTCTCCTGCAAGTTTAGATTGCTCTAATTCTTTCATATACTTTTCATTTAATTTAATTAAATCTTTAGCTTCCGAATAACCTTTTACACTTTTAGAATCTAATCCCAAACTTTTTGCTTGTGAATCAATTTGACTTAAAATTTTATTAAATTCTTGATTTTGAAAACCTAAAAGATTTTTAGCGCCTGGAACACTTTTAATATAAGATTGCATATTATCAATATCGTCTACAACAGAATAAAGTTTATTATAAGTAACGTTAATATTATCAACAAATCTATTTGCTTCGCTTATTGCATTTTTATTACTACCTACTAATTTTGTTAAATCATCAGTTAAAGCCAATTCTACTTTTTGACTTGCTAACTTTGCTTCTACCTTTGCAGTAATATCTGCAATAATTAATTCTTTAGTTGTTTTCATTTTCCGTTATTATTTGTTTTATATGTTTCTGCCGTATTCTTTAACAAAATAAGCATTCATTTTATCAACGTCCTGTATTAATTTTTCGTATTGTTTATACGGTGTCGTTGATTTTCCGTCAATGCCTAAATCTCCTGTTTTTTCTAAAAACTCTACCGAAGAAACATAAATTTTTGCCCTTAATGTAACTAATGGTTTTTGTAAAGTAGCTGTTTTTAATCTATATTCTTTTTTTAAAATTTCCGCTTTTGAAGACATATCAGAATAAATAGATTCAACTTCTTTTGTGTAATCAGTAATTTGTCCAATTAACTTAATATCGTGTTTTGATAATTCGCTTTTTGTAATTAGTTCTTTAATTTTTTCAATTGTTACTTTTTCTTCCATTTCTATATTATTTAAACTCATTTCGTATTTGTCCGCAAAATAACCTTCAATAGAAAATCCTTTTACTTCGCCTAATTTTACTTTATTCCAAATTTCATCGTTGTTTACTTTCATAGAAATAACCCAAGTACCTTTTGGAAAATTAAATCCGTAGTTCGTGCTTTTGTCGTTTTTTCCTTCTGTAATCCAACTTTCGACAACCGACATTCCGTCTAACTTTTGTTTATGTTCTAACGTTGCATT